ATTAGAATATAGTATTAATCTATCAAAAAAACTTTGACTAGGTGCAGTAACATTAGCATAAAAACCACCTGTACTTCTCCAAGTTCTCCAAGCAGGTATGGGTGGATTATTTGTAACTGCATCTAGTGAAGGATCTAAAGATGATGTGCCTACATCATAATTAGGTAACCAATTAAGAAAAAAGAAAAAAGGTACATCTGCTACATATTCACTTAATACAGGATATGATGTAGTTGAATAAACACCTTGATAACTTTGTGGATATAATACTAATTGTACTGACATTATACTGATTGTGTTCTTTTATTATGTGATTTTTCTATTGAAAATGTATATTGTATTAATTTGTCATTTGCTTTTGTCTTTCTAGTATAACTTGATGTAGTTACTGTAACAGGTTCTACATATTTATTAGTTATACCATATCTTGTATCATTAATATCAGTATCATAACCATTTAACATATATACCTCAGTTGAATTAATTAAGTTTTCAAACCAAATTGATTCTGATTCATTTATAAAATCAGTATTTATACTTATAAGTTGTTTAGTATTTACTCTAAAGTTTTTCTTACCACCTTTATATCCTCTAATTTTATATTTTTTTTGATTCCAAGTACCACTTTGTTGTGTATATGATGTTCTATTAGTCTGTAAAGACTTTACTGACTTCTTTTTAAATGTATAATAATCCCAAGTTCCATATTGATTTAACCAAGTTAATCTAATGCTTTCAAAACCTTTACAACTATTACCTATTATATTTATTGTATATATTTGACTTATAGGTTCATTTACATCATCAAATGCTTGTACTGTATAATAACTTACATTTGCTTTATGTGTATCCCAATCTGTACTCCAACCATCTAAATTTGCAGGAAAACCACCAAAATATATTAATCTAGCTTCTGCAAAATCTGTACTATATTGAAAACCACCATTTAAATCAGTACAATCTAATTGTATTGCAGAACCTAATAAAGTACCTGAACTATTATACAATTTAATTAACATATATGATACCATTGGGAAATTTGCATTATCTGTTGCTACTTGAAAACTATATGTACTAGGATTCAACCAATTCAAAAAAGAAAATGTACCATAATCTGTTAATTTAGCATATTGAGTTAATGGTGCATTTGTGAGAAATTTTCCTAATGAACCAAAATAATCATTAAACACTAATTTATCTGCATTTAAATTATAACCATAATTACCATTAGTAACTTTTAATACTTCATTATAATCTAATACACCATCAAAATATAAAAAGATAATTGAATTAAAAGGTTTTAAATAACTTTTAGGTTTTCCAACTAAATCAGCAGTATCATAGTATTCTATATTAAAAGATATTCCAAAGTATCTTACATTATTAGTATTTACACAGTATTTATCTATTATATGTATGGGGTGTGGATTATCTTCTGAATAGTAAGTTCCCTTAAACTGACTAATACTAGCTTGAAAAAAATCAACTCCCTCTTGTTGTGGAGATACATAACTTTCTAATATAGGTTGTAAACTAAATGTACCCCTACCTGTATTATTAGGGGTTACTTTTAAAGTTGCTACTAATGATGTTGGATTAAAAATATTACTTGATTCTCTATCTATAAATATTTGAGCAGTAAATTTTACATTATATTTTGTAGCCACTAATACATCACTTGATACTGTAAATATTATATCCTGCCCTACAGGTAATGTCTTATATAGTGGTTCTTGTTCTATTATTATACTCATTTTCCTAAATTTTGTATTATATCTAATTTAACTGCTTTACCTATTTCACTTGCCATTCTTTTGTATTCTAAACCTAATGGTTTTTGAAAAAATGCTAGACCTTCTTTACCTTGTGTATATATCTTTCTAGCAATTAAAAACTTTAAACTTTTTCTTGATATAAACCTACCTTTCTCATCTCTAGGTGCTATACCCTTCATTACAATCCATTTATCTAATCCTCTAGTTAATCCACCATCTCTTGACTTACCAAAAGAAAAAGGACTGCTCTGTTTTTTACCTTCATAGTCTATGTAAGATCTTTTCTTTTTACTTCCTGAAACTCCTCTATCAATAAAATCTCCATAGTCAAGCATCATAAAATCTACTTGATAACCATCATTAGTTTTTTTAAGTTCAAAACTTACACTATTTACTAATGCACCTGTAACTACTTTTTTCTTTCTTTTAAGATTACCAATAGTTTTATTTACTACACTAGCACCAAATCTATTTAAGTAATTCTCTAAAGCATTCATTATACACTAGCTACAAATATCTCTACATCTAATGTAGCAACAGGGTGTACTTGTATGCTTGTTAAGTCAGCCATAGTACCAAAGCTTGGAGATGTATCTGCTTCTGCTAACATAACTGTACTAGCAGCACAAAGTATATGTGATTGACCTGCTTTTAGTAATACTTGATAATTAGTAGCTGCACCAACTACTGCTAATTCTAAAGTGTTAGTAGCATCAAGATTAGTAATTCTAATGTACCTAACATCTTGTTTGTCAATTTGAACTGCTGATCCAAAAGAATCAGAATCAAAAGTTGCTAGATGTGTTGTTTCATCTATAGTACAAGTTACAATTCTTTCATATACATTATTAATTCCTGTAGTTGTTACTGTGTTTGTTGTTCCTCTAACTGCACCATTTAATACTACTGATTCACTTAGAGTTGTCGTTAAATCTGCCATAATTATTTTTTATCTATTTGTTTTAATTTATTAATTGCCCATTCTATTCCTGATGTACCCCCCCAAGCATCATACATTAATCCGCCACAACCTTCTGAATATGGTACATCTTTATGTTGTTGATGTCTTTTAAATGATGCCATTCTAGATATTGTATCTCTGCTTATATTTTTCTTACCTGCTAATTGTGATGCTCTAGTCCAACCTACTCTAGTGCCACAATCACTACCATTTTTCTTTTTCCATTCTATCGCCTTTTTAGCATTATTACTAGCAGATTCAGGATAGTCATTATATGTTTCTAATTCTATACTTATTGCTTCTAACTTCTCTACTAAATCTTCATAATTCATAACTTATCTTTGGTGGTATTAGTTGTATTGTTAATTTTCCTATTTTAAATTTAAACATTAATGTATTGCATCAGTTGTAGATTGTGGCGCTATGCAAGTGTTATATTCATTCTCTATTATTACAGGTAAGGTAAATACCCAACCTGTTAAAGCATTTGAAAATCTTTCTGTAAATGGTTCTACTGTTATATCTCCTTCTGTAAAGTATTTAGGCAAATCATTTAAAGCTTGATTAGATAATAAAAGACTTTCTCCATTTTTAAATGTTCCTATTAGGTCATTACAAATCTGTAGGCAATCTGATAAAACTTCTTGTTCATTTGACAAATCAGGAAACACTATATCCATTACAAATATTTGAAAGTTTAAAGTCATTTGATGTGTACCTGCTACTGCACTTACAGGATTGATATGCATTAGTGGGAACATAGTTTCTTTTTCAAGATCAAGTGTCCACAAATCTCCTGTAGTTGTAGTTTTTATTTGATAGTGATTAGCACCTAATTGTTTTAAGGTATCTACTGTGTTATTATAATCTTTAAAGTATGTCATTTTTGTACTGCTTTAGTTTCATTTAAATCTGTTTCATAAGTTAGCCAAGTAAGGCACTCATATAAACCTAAATTTGTTATTCTTTCTAAATTAATAATCTCTCCATTACACAATCTATGCATTACACCAAACCAACCCCACTTATCAGCGAATTGGTCATCTGTGGTTTGCTTAGCATCTTCTGATTCTGTTCCATTAAATACGGCAGCAAAGTTTTCAATAGTTCTTTGACGAAAGTCCAAAAAAAAACCAATGCATTATTAACATCTACTGCTTTCATAGTTTCAAACTTCTTTGCCCTCATTCTAGAATCACTTAATCCATAAGCTTCAATAGAATAATTATCTTTATCCTTTTCTGTTATTGGTCTGTAAAGAATAGCTAACAGTCTAGTAAGATTATTCTCTAATCCATTTTTTAAATATGTTTCTATATCTGCATATTCGCCAAGAGTGATCTCCTCCAGATTCGGATGAAATCCATATTCAACATCATTTATTTTTATTATTCTATTTAAATTACTATCAGCATTCTGTTGTAGTATGCTAATTCTTTTTAATATTACTGCTATATCTTGTATTCCTAATTCTTTAATTAACTTTTTAGGTATATCAGATAATGTATTTATTATTTCAACTGCTTCTTCACTCTTTGTCTTTTCCTTTTTACTTATAAGCTTTACCCATTTGTCAAGTGTTACATCATTCCAACTGTTTATCATTGTGTAAACACTCTCCTTGCCATCTTTATTTATTTTCAATCGCATAATATATAATAGAAATTAGTTTATTTTAGTTTAAAATTGTTATGTTTGCTTAGTTTTCAATAAAGTTTTTGTTTATTAAGGGTGCAGTTCTTAGGGATTGCACCTTTTTTATTGCACAAAATATCTTCCATAATTAGCATCTAACTCAAAGAACATTCTCATAGCTATAGCATCTGCATAATCAGGAGATCTACCTATTATGTCTTTAATTGTTTCTTTAGGTATTATCTGTAGCTTATTATCTTTATCAGCATCTTTTGTTCTAACTTGCTCTAACTCCTCAATCATTTGATTTTTAATATTTATATCACTACATTCAACTCCTATCTGTGCAGTATTAACTAAATCAGCTAATTTATAATAACATTGAGTTTTTAAGTTCTGATAGTTTTCTCCTTTTAAAGCTTTAGAGTTATTTACAAAACCTCTGCATCTCATATAGTCTTTAACTCCACCACCTACTCCATCTTCATCAACTATAATATTAGTCAATCTTACACCATACTGTTGTTGTAATAACCTTATTTGTTCTACAACCTCATTTATAGCTGATTTAAGCATAGTTCTTATCTTTTTAATATGTAACCCTTCCCAATACATTATAACTGTCTTATCACTTCCAAACCTTGCTACATCACAACTTATGTATTTATCTCCTTCTATTCCTGTTTGATTAAATAAGTTTAGTATTGCATCATATTCTATTAAATTGTCATTAGTAGCATCATACTCCCAATTACCATACAATAGTCTTTGTTTACTCAATTCATCTAAAGTAAGTAGTTGTGATTTGTAATGCTTAGAAATAAATTGATTATCATCTACAAGACTTTGAATAAACTTTCTATGTTCTTTCTCTACTCCCTCTTTAGCAGGTTTATAGTATTGAGTATAAACCCAATTCTTAGCAGGGTTACAAGTCATTAAGAGTTTAGGTATTAAATCATATTGATCTAACTTGTATCTCATTCTAGATGCTACTATGTTCTTTGCTTTCTCTGTTATTTGATTTGCTTCATCTATAAAAGCAGCAGTAATTTCAAGTGAACCAAGACTGTCAAAGTTTCTGTCTGATGGGTATAAAAATAAGTCTTTAAGTATTATCTCACTTCCATTATAAAACTTTATGATGTTAGATCCTGCATTAAAATTGTAGTGCTTATTAGCTAAGATTCCCCAAGTTTGACAAACTTCAAAGAAAGTATTTAGAGTAGTCTTTTTTAAACTATCTAACTTAGATCTACCCATTAAGTATCTAGTCTTTGGGTATTTAATACATAACATAATCAACCAACTACAACCTACCCAAGACTTACCACCACCTGCTGCACCACCAAATAATACTTCTGTTGTTTTCTTATCAAATAAGTATTCTATTGCTTGTCCTTGTGTATGAGTAAATTCAGTATCAATATTCAACCCCTTTGATATTTACATTAATTTTAATTGGTTCATCTCCTGATGTAAGATCTACTTCATTTCTTTCTATGTAACCTCTTTTTTTTCCCTTAGTCTTTAAAAAGAATATAGTAGCTGATGTATTTCCATCTCCTATCTGCTTGTGTAATTGACTTTCTCCAAAGTCTAATGCTATGTTTTCTATATCTTTGACTGCCTTTGCAAATTCTTCATCTTCATTTAACCACTTGTAATATGTTGATCTTGGAACATCTGCTTGTTTACAAGCTACAGTAACAACACCTAAAGATTTTTCTAATGCTGCTATTATTGATTCCTTTTTTATGTGTCTATCTTTGTTCATTGTTTTTTATATTTTTCATTTAATATTACAGGGATTGCATTGTTCCAACTAACTCTGTGATGTAGTCTTGATCTTTCAGTATTTAGCATACCTACCTTTACAGATGAAGGGCAAAACATTACTGAATAAAAAGACTTTACATAAGTTCCTTGATCTAAATATATATCTGTCAATCCACCATCATTACTTTGTGTATCTGTTTGCTTTAAAGAAACATTAGGTATAGTTAAAAACAAATCTCCTGTACTTCCAAGTAATGTGTAAGCATTAACATCTTCATTTATTCTACCCATAAATTTAAATGGTCTTTCTGTGCTACAAAAAAAGCTATTCATACATTTTCTTTTAAGCTTTAATTCTTTTGCCCAACCACTATGTTGTCCACCTATCCAATCTCCATTTTGAGATAGTGCTATAGTCTTTGCAGGAATTGATTTATAGTATTTTAATATTGCTTTAAATATATCATCTACTTTATTTATATACCCCCTACCTTTATTGTAAGATAATTCATCATTAAATCTATAGCTAAAGTCTGTGTAGTCATCATCTAATACTAAAAAGTATGTTATACCTAATTTCTTTGCAATATCATAACAAGAATTTCTAGCATAAACAACCACCCTTTCATCATCAAAATTATCTCCAATATCAAATTTATCTTTATAGTCTTTCTTAGAAAATACTATTACTTGATCTTTATATTTTTCTTTATAATCTTTAACTTGCTTATCATCATCTGAACAGATTAAATATATCTTTCCTGTATATCCAAATCTTTTTAAGGTTTTATATGTCTTAACAT